AGAGGAAGCGCAAAAAAGCATGGATTTGCAGACCACCATGAGAGGGATGGAAATCTTTGGGGGTCTAAGCGAGGCTTTCCCAGAACTAAAGGACTACATTGATGAGGGTGGGTTGGCGAAATACATTGTGGAATATGCTGGATTACCAGCCAAAGTTGTCCGTTCTGATGATGAAGTGGCTGCTATTAAAGAACAAAGAGCTGAACAACAGGCTATGATGCAGCAACAACAAGAAGAAATGATGGCTGCTGAAAAAGCACAGAAAGCTGCCCCTATGTTGAAAGTGATGAGTGATGCTGGTGAAACAATTGATGAGCCAGCTGCATGAGGAAAATTAATGAATTAAGAACTGAGGAGCTTTCTGGTCATTACCGAAGGGTATTTACTGGACAAGATGGTCAAGTGATTTTGGAGCATTTAAAACTTTGCCATTATTTTTATACAACATCTCATACTAAACAAGATGCCCATGACAGCGCATTTTGTGAAGGTCAGAGGTACGTTGTATTGAATATTTTAAAAATGCTTGAGGAAAAACCCAAAACGCAAACAATTAAAGGAAATATAAATGAGTGAACAAACTGAGGCAACCCAGATAGATCCTGGCTCTCAAGTTGAGGCTGCTGAAGCAGCACCAGCATTGTTTATTGATACATTACCAGAAGATTTAAGAGATAATGCAACATTAAAAAGATTTACCAATGTCGGTGATTTGGCAAAAAGTTATGTCAATGCTCGACAGCATATTGGCGATAATAAGATTACTTTACCAGGCAAACACACAACGGAAAGTGAATGGAATGAAATTTATAGTAAATTGGGCCGTCCAGACACGGCTGGTGAATATGATTTCTCGAATGTTCAAGGCTATTCACAATCTGGCTTGGACTTTTTTAATGACGTTGCTCATGCCAATGGTTTATCTCCAAAGCAAGCTGAAAACATTGCAAAGTCGCTTATTGAGCAAGGGAAGTCCAAAAGTGGAGAGATACAGGCCAACGGAGAAAGGCTTACGCAAGAAGGACTTGAAACCCTCAAAGAAAAGTATGGGCAAGCGTATGAACAAAAAGTCAACCTCGCTGAACAAGCAGCGCAAAGGCTAGATGCCGTTAAATTGTTACAAGAAACTATTTTGCAAGATGGTCGCAAGCTAGGAAATGTTCCAGAAGTTGTGCAATTTTTTGTAAAACTAGGAGAAGATATGCAAGAGGATAATCTTATAGGTCAACCGAATGAACCTATAATGACACCCGATGATGCAGAAAAAGAATATTTTGAATTGATGGGTTCGGATGCTCATGTGAATAAAAAGCATCCCAAACATCAATTCGTTGTTAATCGTGTAATGGAATTACGTGATTTAATGACACCAGAGATTGAAGGATAACTGCGAAAGCACCCCTTAATAAAGCTGTAATTCAGCAGACCAGCAAAGCTTTAATTTGCAAGGATGCCCCCTATCTCCAGGGATAACCAGACGAAAATCAACCTAAAATTGAAACTGAAAAAGGAGTTTGTGTGATGTCAACACAAATAACGACAAGTTTTGTCAACCAGTTTTCAGCCAATATTCAAATGCTTTCTCAGCAAATGGGAAGCAAGCTGCGCGATGCAGTGGATGTTGAAACGATTACTGGAGAGAGGGCTTATTTTGAGCAGGTGGGTTCAGCTGCTGCTGTTGAAAGAACAAGCAGACACGCTGACACACCAATTATGGACACCCCCCATTAACTTGTAGTGGCTTATTATAGTAATATAATCCGAATAACTCTGTGAATTGCTGGAAAATCTCAAGTAGACAATCAGCAGCCAAGCCTAGAAATAGGAAGGTTCAACGACTAGCCGAAAGGCGTAGGATCAAGTGATCCGAAGCGCAGAGCATCCTTTGTGGATGATGATATAGTCTGATCTATATGGCGACATATAGCAGCCGAAAGGCGGTCTTGGCTTAACGAACCAAGATGAACATAAATGGCAAGACGTATGGTCACAATGCGAGATTTTGAGTATAGTGACCTCGTAGATACACAGGACAAAATCAGAACTCTGATTGATCCAACAAGTAGTTATAGCAAAGCTGCTGCTGCTGCGATTGGTCGGAAGATTGATGATGTCATAATTGAAGCTATGGGTGGTAATGCTTATAGTGGTGTCAGTGGTGGAACGACTGTTGCTCTACCAGCTGCGAGTAAAATCGCGCATGGCTCCGCAGGGCTGACTTTGGCTAAACTCTTACAGACAAAACGCCTACTTGATAGCCAGGATGTTGATCCGTCAATTCCTCGTTACTTTGCTTGTACGCCTGACCAAATCGAAGATTTACTTGGTGTAACTCAAGTAACATCAAGCGATTATGCGTCCGTAAAAGCTCTAGCTCAAGGCCAGCTGGACACGTTCCTCGGCTTCAAGTTCATCACAACCACGCGATTAACAGACGATGGCACAAGCCGTCTATGTTATGGCTGGGCTGAAGATGGCGTGAAGCTTGCGATGGGTGCAGAACCTAAAGCAAGAATTGAAGAACGAGCCGATAAATCTTTTGCAACCCAGGTGTACTATTGCGCTTCCTTTAGCTGTGTCAGGCTAGAAGAGGTGAAAGTCATCCAGGTGGCTTGTAACGAATAGGAGGTGACATTATGGCTACTGTAAAAAGTACACAAAGAACTAATGCCACAGCCGTTCCTGTGGTGATGAACGCTGCATCTGCCGATAGTGGTAGAGTAAGAGTTAAAGTTGGTGAATATGAGGCCAGTTCTTTAGCAAGTGGAGATGTAATCGACTTGTTTAAACTGCCGAATAAAGCCAGAATTTTAGCTGGTACTCTAGCGCATGATGCTCTTGGATCTTCAACAACTCTATCTGTTGGATACAAGGCGCATAAAGATGCTGATGGTACTGACGTGGCTGCTTCGGCTGCTGCTTATAAAGCTGCTGCTGCTAGCACGTCTGCACAAATCGTGGACATTGTTGCCACATTAGCACTTGGTAACAATTCCGTTATCAATGCTGATAGTGACGAAATGGTCGTGACTGCTACGATGGGCGGTGCTGCTGGTACTGGTACAATTGTCGTAAGAATGTTTTACGCAATTGACTAAATAATGGGGGGGGGATTTTTCCCCCCTCTTTTTTTTGGACAAAGTTACCAAGGAACAAGGTGATGGCAAGTAAAGTGGACATAGCGAATTTTGCTTTAAACTCAATAGGCGCAACGACTATTTCTAGTCTAACTGAAAATGTTAAAGCAGCGACAACAATAAATCAAAGATTTGATAGCGTGAGAGATCGTGTTTTCAGATCCCATCCCTGGAATTGTTTAATCTCAAGGGCAACCTTATCGCAAGATAGCTCAACACCATCATTCGGTTATAGCTATCAATATCTGTTACCGACTAATCCTCTCTGCTTAAAAGTATTAGAATATTCAAATGGATCGGTTACTTTTCCTTATGACAATATGTATAATTCGGATAACTCCCCAGTTTTTGTTGTAGAGGGTAGAAAGTTATTAACAAACGAAACAACAGCAAAAATTAAATACGTGGCTCAAATTACTGATACAACCTTGTATGATCCCTCTTTGGTTGAAACCCTAGCTGCTGCATTAGCAGCTGAAGTTTGTTATGCTATAACTGGTTCCAATAGTTTAACTAAAGAAGCCAAAGTTGATTATGAAGCCAAACTTAGAAATGCTCGATTTGATGATGCAACAGAAGGGGCAAACCAAAGAATTGAAGCCTCTGATTTCTTAGAGGCAAGAATATAGATGGTTAAATCTGCACCATCTTTATCGGCATTTACAGCTGGTGAACTATCACCAAAATTAGAAGGCCGAATTGATTTAGAAAAGTATCGCACTGGTTGTTCTGAATTAACGAATTTTTTAATTCTACCTCAAGGTGGGGCAACTAGACGGCCTGGTACTGAATATCTAGGACAAGTTAAAGACAGTGCTGATATTACACGATTAATCCCATTCCAATTCAAAACGTCAGATACTTATATTCTTGAATTTGGCGATAGTATTATGAGGGTTTATCGGATTGGTCAGCAAGTTTTGAACAGTAGTGCAAAAGCGATTACAGGCATTACCCAGGCTAATCCTGGTGTGCTGACAAGTAATAGTCATGGGTTTAGTAATGGAGATGAGATTTATGTTTCCATTTCTCAAGGCATGACAGAATTATCAGGAAGAAATTATTTGGTTGCGAATAGTGCAACGAATACTTTTTCTTTAACTGATTTACATGGAACAGCAATTAATACTACTTCCATGACAGCTTATTCTGCTGGTGGAACACAAACAGCAACAGAAATCTACGAAATAGCATCTCCTTATCCCAGCTCTGTGATAAATGAAGTTAATTTTGTTCAATCAGCCGATACGATGTATTTAGTGCATCCAAGTTATGCGATAAGAACTTTAACAAGAACAGGGCATAATGCCTGGGCATTTGCGACACCTAGCTTAACAAGTGCTGCCAATAGTATGAACGCAAGTTCTGATAATTACCCCAGTGTTGTTACTTTTTTTGAGCAACGGCTTGTTTTTGGTGCAACAAATAATTATCCGCAGACGTTATGGTTTTCTAAAAATGGTGATTACACCAATTTTACTGTGGGAACCAATGCAGATGACGCTTTAACTTATACGATTGCGTCTAATCAGGTTAATGCTATACGCTGGCTATCGGCAACAAGGGTTATGGTTATTGGGACAAGTGGCGGTGAGTATGTCTTAACGACTTCTTCAGATGGCCCTGTTACGCCAACAACGACTCTTATTCGTAAATATAGTAATTATGGCAGTGCAGCTCATACGCCAATACAAGTTGCTGATGTTACGTTATTTCTACAACGGAACAAAAGAAAAGTCAGAGAATTTCGGTATGTAGGTGAGGTTGATGACAGCGGTTATGCTGCCCCAGATATGACGATTTTATCAGATCATATTACGGAAGGTGGAATTGAGGAATTTGCTTACCAGCAAGAGCCTAGCAGTATTGTTTGGTGTCGAAGAAATGATGGTATATTATGCGGTTTGACCTATCGAAGAGAAGAACAGGTCGTTGCCTGGCACAAGCATGTGATCGGTGGCAGGTTTGGTGATTGTACGATTACTGTGGCTGACTATGCCAACATAGCAGTCGGTAGTAAAATTGTTTTAACATTAGCTAATGGCACAGAAATTACATTGCAATCGGAAGCAGCTGGATCAGGTTCTCCATCAGCAAGATCAGGCAATACAATTTATTACAGACCTTACACGAATAACAACACCACAGCGGATAATATTTACACAGCACTCAATGCCCAATCAGAATTTAC